TAGCGGCACCTCTGGGTCTGCGTTGTGGTGTCCTACGCCTAGGTTAAACCAGATCTCGCCTGATGGATCGTCATCATCGTCATCTCCAATGATATTAAAGTTCTTGAGTCTTTCTTCAAAGTCTTCAATCTCGCTATTGGTGTTGTCCCATGCGCTAGCATTTGCGTAACCTTCCTCAACCAGCCTCTTTCTGATAATCTCGTAGAACCGGTCGTACTTGCCGTCTAGCTCTCGCATGTAATCCAAGAAGTAGTCGGCATCGTCGGGGTTGTTGCAATCCTCGCACCTAAAGATGTAAGTGATCTCCAGCCCTTCTTCTGTGTGGTTCCAGTCGATCTCTTCTGGGTACTCGCTGGGGAGGTCGAGGAGGCGGTTCTCAAAGTCGCGGCTGAGATCAACATCGGCTACAAATGAGGGTATGTCATATGTCGGATGAACATCGTTGCCCTCACCATCGTCGCCCCAGCCAAGCGGGATTTTTAGAGTCAGCGTGCCGTCTGCCCAAACGGAGGGCTCCTGATCCCAATCATCGTCATTAACATATGCGCTGAAGGATGCGTGTTCCAACTCGTTGTTGGCTTGGTCGTTCAGATCGTCAACGGCATTGTTATATTCCTCTGCCATTTGTTCGTACTGATCTTCTTCCTCGCCCTCGGCATCATGGTGTACGCTAGCGCCGAAAGGGTACGGGTCATCCAAGCCCTCGCCTCTGCCCGGTCTAAAGAACATGCTAAGGATCTCGCCATCACGGGTGTCGCCGTAGCTACCGCCGTGGCGTGTGAGGTAGTCCAACTGTGGTATAAAATACGTGGTTGCCTCGCCCTTGCCAGTCTCGGGGTCAGTGTCTCCCAACTCTTGAGCAAACATACCCTTCTGCTTCTCCCATACAAACTCTCTGACTGCGCCGACAAAACCGGGTGTGCCTCTGCCGTACGTTCTGCTCTCGGGAGCAGCGAAGGTTAGGCTGTTGGGATCATCAACGTACTTTCTGAGTCGAACGCGAGACTTTACGCCGATGCCGTCAATGGAACGGTCGCTGTCTCTGAAGATCTCTTCATCGTCAAGGTCGCCAATGTCTTTCGGGTCTGGCGCTCGGGTGGCTTCTTGGCTGTGCTTCTCAAGTGCAGCTTTGTATTCTTCTTCTGATGTGATCTCTTTCCATGGCTCGAAATCTCCCGCGCCGGGGCGTCTGCTCTCCCAATCTTCATAGTTCTTAACGTACTGCTTGAACAACAGAGGGTTGATGTTGAGAGCCTTGGCTTGAGCGAGCAGCATAACTTCTTTAAACTTCTCAGGCTTCGCTGCCATCTCAACCTTCTTCTCCATTCCGTTCCACCACTTTGTGCCGGTGTTGGTCCTAGCCCACACCCACAACAACATCAACGCACCCTCGGGTGTCTCGGTGTCGTAGTCCTGACGGATAGCTGTGATTCTCTCAGCTTGTCCTAGCTCCTGATACATCCTGTCGAGTTTCGCAATCGGTCGTTCTCTTTCCTCAGAGGGTTTCAGAAGTTTATTAAGTTCTGCCTCTGTGACTGCGTATGCGATAGGACCGTGACCTTTCGCCTCTTGGATGGCGCAATGAAAATACTCACTGCCCTCGCTGTGGCATGAGTGAATGTTGCTAATGTCGCTCATGCGTAGTACGTCGATGGGGTGGCGTGACAGGATGACGTGCATGTTCTCTGCTTTGTCTTCACTGGTCAACCCTTGCTGGAGTTTCTTGTGGTTGTTGTCTTTCGTGTAGTGTGTCTGATTCTTAGCCCACCACTGCGCTGCACCTTCGGGAAGCTTGCCCTTGTTCTCAAGACCGCCAATGACTTTATTGATTCCCTGCTTCTGAACCTTAGTAATCTTCTCGCCTGCTCTCGGTCCTTTCGGGATCACTTGCTCGACTCGGCGCTCTAGCCCAAGGTCGGCTACGTCAATCTCTACTTCGTACTCGCCGCCGCCGTCAGCAGCAAGGCGCTGTCGCTTCTGCTTTACCTTCTTTGTGGGGAACCCACGCTCGGGTGCATCTGAGGCTTCCCATGCCTTCCACTCTTCTTTGGTTGGCTCCCACTCGCCGCCATCGGGGTTGTAGGTGCTCCCGGTTTCTTGGCTCTTTTCGTAGCTGTAAATGCTCCGCTGACGTTCGCGGGCACTGTCAGAGATCGGAGGCAACCAGCCATCTTGTTTGACTGCTCGCAGGATTGCTTTGAGCATGCGAGTGTCGGCACTGTCCATCGGGAAAGTGACGCGCATGTTCTCGCCAAAGATTTCATTGAAATCATACTCGTAATCACCATACGGGTCCATCTCACGCATCCAATCATAGATCTTATCAGCAACGCTCTTTGAGACTTCATTCATAATGTCTCGGCGCTCGGTGAGAGCCAGAGGCTTCGCTTGCTGTGTGAACTTCTTCCAGTTCTCTGCTATAGTTTTATAATCCATTGTCATCCCTCTATAATTAGTATGTATTCTGCTCGCCATCCTCAAACGTGATGATGGTTTTGTTGGAAGGGTGGGGCTCGACATGAACCTTTAAGAAGTCACCAAGCGAATCGAAGATAGCGATGCCGCCGCGTGGCGGAGGATAGAGCCAGTGAATGATGCAGTGCCCAGAGGCTAACTCGCAACCTTCGATGACCACACCTTCGCCGGAGACTCCTGATTCATCGCTTTGTCGGCAGACCGTAAACGTACGGATGCCGCGGGGCGCCATCTTAGGGGGCGGCTTCGGCTTAAGATCTTCGGCTGTTGTCTCAGCTTGTTCGCTGGGGGTTGGCTCGGCGACTTCCGTGCTTTCCGTTTCTTCCAAAGACATTACGCGTCTCCAACAGGTTCAAGCGTGCGGATAAGGTTGTCTTGAAGTTCGTCTGTAATCGACTGCATGATTGCACGTTCAGAGGCTTTCATCTCTTCCATGTGTTGCCACAATAAAAGGTTTTCATCTTTGACTTCTTCTAAGGTGGTCTGAAGATTCTTGTTGAGACCCCTTAGAGCTTCAACCTGATATCTTAGTTCGTGATTGTGTCGGCGAAGAGAGGATCGTGATGTTCCCGCTCGCCAGACTTTCTTCGAAGTCTCGTATATTGATCGCATGACGTTTCTTGTCATTTTTGTTCCCCATTGAAAAAATCTCATAATAATATTCCTTTTGCATATCGCGCGTCTGTGGCTCAAAACCTACCCAGAAAACATCGATAATAATGTGTTTTGTGCTGCCCATCTGTAACAAAGAGCCAACCATGATCAAACCTCGACGGGGTGACCATAGCGAACAACGCTTAGTCCTTTGATCTTAGCCAAATCTTTCGTCAAGTATCTCCTGACCCAATATTTCGGTGGAAGGTTATTGTTTAGCTCGAATTTAACGACGTATCGGTTAAACCAGTACTGGTCCGTGGCGCGCGCCCTGCTAGTATGTCCAGCCCGGGCAGGGTCAGTAACTGTGGTGACACGCTCAATTGAGCGAATGTCATCTAAGGTCTGTTCCTTGTTGCCGCCCTTGAGCTTGCTGATGCGTACGTCAACTTCCACCTCGTAGTTCCGCTGGATATATGCAGGGTCTTTTGAGTCTGCCTCTTTGAGAAGTCCAAACCACAGGTCAATTGCTCTTTGCGAATTCATGTAATAAATAGTTTGTTAAACGGTTAAATGCTTTTTAGAAGCTCGGCTGTGTCTTTCCAAGACTTTACGCTGTGGACATGTCCGTTTGGGTGCTCTAGCACCAGTTGCGCAATTGCGTAATCATTGCCCGGGTGTTCCACCCGATCTCCTACAAAGTGTAGTATAACATCCTTTGATAGATCTTTAAAATGTTCTCGGATTACTTGAGACTTGTCTCTTCCTTTCTCGAAAATGTCTAAACTCACTGCGCCGCCGATAACAAAGTCAATTTCAGGAAACATTGGGCGCAGTTTTTTTACGATTGTCTCTCTTTCGAGATGTTCGGCGTCGTAGGAGGCGTACGCCTTTCTATGAGCTTTCGATGCCTTCTGTCCAACGACAGAGAAGTTCAGCATGCCAGAACGAACCTCCCAGTGGGGAGGCTTCTTTTCTATGTGCGGAGAGTCCCTTGCAACAATCTCAAGCGCCTCGATGAGACCAGCGGGGGGCTCGAAAGTGTGCTCGTAGCGCTTAATCCACGCTCGGGATTCGTCCTTCTTCCTTATGTAGCCGGCGTTGCCCATGCATGCGTACACAGCAGTCATGTTGTCCAGCAGGGACGGAGTAATCTGCCCACAGATTCGGACGAAACTACCACCAGAAATAAGATAAACCTCTTTGTCATTTGACCACTCCGCAAACTGCTTCGCGAAAGATTTCACAATCTTCTGCTTTGCCGGCGTCAGGGTGCCGTCAACATCGAACATGTATATCGTGCGCAAGGTTAATGATTTCCTCGTTTGTAATCGTCTTGGAGACGTACGACATCGTTAATCTCTGCCGTGCTTACTTCAATTAGTACTACGTCTTCTTTATCTGCGCAATAACGATGAATTAGCCCGGGATGGATGCGCTGACTCTCTCCTTTTTTCATGACCATCTTGATGCCGGTTTCTGTGCCCATACTGTCGTAGCGTGGACCCATTTCCAACAATAAAGATCCTTCGAGGACGTAGATTGTCTCGTCTTTTTGTTCATGGTACTGCAAAGAAAGTCTGTGCCCAGCCTTGATGTATAAAATCTTTCCGAGGTATTTATCGGTGATTGCCCACCGATCTTCGTAGCCCCATGGCTTCTCGACTCTCATCTTACTGGAACTCATAGGACGGGGTGTCCGGCTCATCGTCTGGGTTGTCTACCAGTACTCCACCCTCTTTCAAGGCGATGAGCAGAGTAGCCACGACACCCTCAAAGTAGTGCAGCCTGCCTTCTAACTCGTCTACCTGCAGCGTAAGCTTCTGGCAGTGGCGCGTTAGTAACTCTACTTGGTTCTCCCACATTTCTCTAGTATTCATTTTATCTCCAGAATAGCTGCACGCCCATGATGCAGAATGACAAGGCGATGCAAATCATCGTCTTAGTTGTGAACATGCTCTCGCTTAGCAAGAGCCACGTAAGCAGCGGGAACACAAGGTACGATGCAGCGAAGCCCATGAACCGGGCGGACCATACCTCTCCTGTTTCCTCAAATATATAACGTGTAGCCATCCAGAAGCTCAACCCCACAGGGATAGAGTAGATGCTGACCGCCAGTAAAGGTTTGTCTTCCCACCACTCCCATGCAAACTGAGAGTTAAGCTGAAACCATGCGCAAACATGCCCCAGAATAAAGAAACAAAGACCGTAAAAATAGTTAATTGAAAGACTAGGCACGCATGCTCCATTCTAGATATTTATACAGAGCACTCGTAACCATCGAATGCCACAACCTGTCATCGACAGGGATTTGAAAATCTGCTGCAACCTCTAAGCCCTTCTCCCATGCCAACACTTCTTCACGCAAAGTATCAATCTTGTGAGCCCTTGAAGGGCGTCGACTGCCCAGAACCGCAGCCGGAAACCGGCGCTCATGATGGATCTCTGATTCGCGCAACATGACATGCCCCACCTCATGTAGCAGCATGTATAACTGCTTCTGAAGCTTTACACGGTTATTGATGATTATGAAGTCTCCGGGGACAATGCCGCGGCGATCATGAAACAGCGCAGTTTCTCCGTCGCGTTCAAAGACAACCGACATATCATATTCTATCTCTAAGAAAGCTCGGATCCTCTCGATGTATTCTCGATAAAGGTTTTCACTTTTTGTTTTTTTGACAGTCGCGGCAGTCATCTTCGTCATCCATTCCCAAATGTAATCTCAAATCATCGAAACCACCGATTACCTCTTCGTCGCCATTGATATCGCACTTCACGATCAAAGGCAAAGTTGGCCAACGATATTTCTTACCAACAAAGACTTGCATCTCTGGGCTCTTATCCATAAAGGTTAATGCATATTCGTAGCCTGACTTATCTACGTGCTTAACCGATTCAATAGTGTACGGGTCATGACCGGTGCCATAAACATGATAGAAAAGTAAAGCCATTTTATCCTTTCAGCAGTTGTTGGCTCGGGATATTCAACTTGTTTTCAATCATTGCGATCCCTCCGACAACTACGATATCCAAGCCGCTTGCTCCGCGGCTCATTTGAATCTTTGTGAACTCTTGGCGAGTGTCCAAGCCGTCTGGGAGTATCCCCTCTTTCAACAGAGTTGTCGCTCTCGCGTCAGGGCGCAAGCACACCACGTAGTCTGGGTTTACTACAACTTCTCTTAGTGTCCACTTGTTGTCGGACATTTGGGTGGGCTGCTCGTAAAGCTCCACTAACTTAATTCCCTTCATCCTTTCTCCTGTGTATAGGGGTAAATATGTCTCTTGTTGGCATTCATTCTGCGACCATAAACAAAAATAACCAGCGTATCTGATAACTCATCCAACACGACTGCGGTGGTCGGCTTGTCTGTTTTGGCTGAGCCGGTAGCGCCCCACAAAAGAACGTCTTGCGGAACATAAACCAAATCGCCTGTTACAAATTTGCTATTCACTTGTTGTTTCTTTTTCGGAGGGAGCCGCTTTTCCTTGAATGGCGTTGTTGTAGCCTGACAACAGCGAAGCTGCATCCTCAAGCCGCTGGTCAATACGTGCAAGGCTATGGCGAGTCTTATCAATAAGTTCCAGAATTTCTTCGCCCTTCAACTGGTCCTTTATTGTAACATCATCAATTCTGCTGACGTGATTGGACAAGAACAGCAGAGACTTGCCGCTCTCTCTCATGAATTCAGTAATCAAGTCGGGAATGTTCTCCAACTCTTCTGAATAAGTAATATTAACTCTCATCTATACTCCCATAGATACTTTCATCAAAGGGTGATCATTCCCCAAAGACTGTTCAAAAGCAAGGCGATCGTCAGGCTAACTACGGTCCACATAACCTTATTGTTTGCTGCCTTCCAAACTTCCATCTGGTGGATCCTCGCTTCAAGCTGTGCCTGACGCGCATACAAGCCCTGATCCGGGTTGTACATTGCTTCCTTGATTTTCGAAATGTCCTCTGCAACGCCAACGACATCAGCCTTGATACCATCAATGCCGCTACTAAGCACATCTATCTTTGAGACAAGCTGAGTCACTGACTGGTTCAATTCAAGCATCATTGTGCCTGCTTTATTTGTAAAATCGTCTGACATCATATTCTAAATAGTGTGAAGCCCATTAAACACCAACAATAGCGTGACTAGTTGTTAACAAGGTACCGGCGGCAGAAACTGCGTTTTGTAGAGCGCAGCGAGTCACCTTTACGGGATCAATAACTCCCGTCTCAACCATCTTTGCCATGCTGCCAGCGTAGAAGTCCCAACCCATCTCATACGAAGATGCCAGCACCTTCTCGCAAATCAAGTCGGGGCTCTCGCCGGCGTTCATTGCCATCTGGCGAAGAGGGGCGAAGACTGAGTTCTTAATTACTTCTATGCCACAGCGCTGCTCCTCATTCGGAGCGTCCAACGACAGCCCGTCTGCGGCACGAATCAGAGCCACGCCGCCACCGGGCACAATGCCTTCCTGCTGCGCGGAACGTACCGCCTCAAGCGCATCCTCAATGCGGTGGCGCTTCTCTGTCATTTCGATCTCGGTGGCGGCGCCAACACGAATCACAGCAACGCCACTAGCTAGGCGCGTGATGCGGTCTTGAATCTTCTCGCACTCATAAAGAGATTCTGTTTCTGACAGTTCTGCTTTAAGATCCTCGATCTTCTCTTCGACCTTGGCGAAGTCACCAGTACCTCCAACGATTGTTGTGCCACCTTTGGTGATCTCAATCGTCTTGGACGAGCCCATGTGCTCAATGGTCACATCACTCGGGGCAACGCCATCGACAACTGCCAAGAACGTAGCACCGACAGACAGCGCCAAGTCTTGCATAATATTGCGCCGATCCTCACCGTACCGGGGAGCCTTGACTGCAGCCACCTTAATGCCTGAGTTCATTTCTTGCCTGCGTACTGCGTTCATGATCAGTGCCGCGAGAGCCTGACCCTCTATCTCTTCCGCAACAATAATAAGTGGGCGGCTCGATCGATCGGCAATCTCCAAAGCTGGCAAGATCTCGTCCACCCTTTCAATCTTAGAATCTGTTATCATAATCAGTGGGTTCTCGTAGCGTACGCAGTTGCGGCGCTTGTCGGTAACAAACGCTGCAGCCGTGTAACCCGAAGCAAAGCGGAAACCCTCAATCAGATCGAGACTAGTCTCCAAACTGCGTGCCTCCTCAACCGTTACGGAGCCGTCCTTGCCCACACTGTCAACTGCCGTAGCCACCAGATTCCCTAGGGTGCGGTCGTTGTTAGCCGAGATGGACGCAACATGCTCAATGTCTTCTTTGCTCTTGATGGGCTGTGCCATTGTCTTGAGGTTCTCAACGATGCCGTCAACTGCCAAAGCCATGCCTCGATTAAGTTCGATGGGTGACATGCCTGATGCGATGTATCGCTGCGACTGGTTGAGGATAGCGCGAGCCAACACTGTTGCGGTAGTCGTACCATCACCAGCAGAAGCGTTAGTCTGTGCTGACGCCTGCTTAATGATCTGCACCCCTACATTCTCAAAGGGATCCTCTAGATCGATATGGTTGGCGACGGTTACGCCATCCTTTGTAATCACTGGAGTGCCGCTGGGCGTCTTCAGGATGACATTCCTTCCTCGCGGTCCTAGCGTTGCTGCTGTGTAATCTGCCAGCAGGTTAACACCGGTTAGAATCTTCTTGTTTAAATCTGTGCCTTTACAATAGTGTTTAGACAATGTACACCTCTCGTTTATATTATATTATAACCCAACTTCTCTGGGTTGTCAAGTATTATTATTCGCTATCGGAAGAAATATCTTCTTCAAGCGCCTGCTTAACCACCTCTGCATCGCCCAGCGCTTCTTGACCGTGAGTAATCGCGGTACTGCGCTGGCGGGATGAAAAGTATTCACCGATATTTGTGGTGAGGTTCTGCACACCATCAAGGAGGTTTGCAACGCGCCCCTCAAGAGTCTTCGCATAGATCTCAGCGATGGCATCAAATCTTGACGCTGTGAAGTCTAGATTTCCGTGACCTTGCAGGTTAATAGTGCCGCCTAGATTTTGAATCATCTTGAAAGATACTTCCCACTGTGAGGGATCATCCCCTCGTCCCTCTGCCAACACGCGCTCTTCTTCCATAAGGATTTTTTCACGCTGGTAAAAGGTTAATGATTCAGACAATTCCAATGGCTCTTCTTCCTCTGCGGGAGCGTCCGGTGGGATGTCGCCATCGCGAGCAGCATCAGCTATCGATTTGTGGAGCATTCCACGCTTAGTGTAGCCGGGAGCCTGTGTGATGATAGCCGCGATTTGTGCCCTGTCTCCTGACTTGATGGCAGCGTTAAGCTCATCGAGAGAAACGTCGCCCAGCAGCATGCGGGTCTTCTTAGAGCCTCCAGCGATGAATTCTGGCAAGTTCTCTCTCGTAATGTCGAACTCCCAGATCTCTAGGGCACCAACAGCGCCGGACTCTTCCTTTGTTTTATATGCCACAAGGTATTTGATGGCAGGCTCGCCGCGTACGAACAAAAAGTCCACAAGGTTAGTAAAGCTTCCTTTAACACCCGTGCTTTTGCCCAGCAGCTTAAGGCTCACTGGGATGTTCTTGCCGCCATACTGACTGAAGGCAACGAAGTCTTCAATGGGCAGTGTGCCCTTGACTCGTCCAGCCTCCTGATGCCCACCGGTTAGTGCAGCCATGAACGCTTCAAACACGAAGCCGGCTGATGACTCATTGAAATGATTCATTGCAGCCTTAAGGCTCTCAACAATAATCATTGTGTTGATGATAACTCGGGGGCTGGTCCTGCGCTTCGCCTTCGCTGGGTCGAGGAATTCGTTAAGGTATTGGATTCGACCTGCGATAGAAGTACCGCCGCGAACAACCTTAAAGATATTGTTTACCTGTTCCCGATCCATGTGTTCTGGGTTTCCCCATGCCTCGGTGGGCGTGTATTTGGGAAGTGATAGCACAAACTTTTGACCAGCAGTTTGCTCTTCGTTCATCTGTTGCATGCCGCGGGCGTCTTGCATCGACTGCTGGGTAAGCATCGCCTGAAGATCGTCTTTGCTCATACCGCTATCGGCTAGGAGCCGGATAGCCTCAACCATGTCAGAGTCTACGCCGACCATCAAAAGCTGACGGTATAATTCTTTCCACTGCTCGGGAGGCAATGCCTCGTTCATCGCGAACTGTGGGCTTCCCTTGTCGCCAAGACCCTGTGGGTTTGAGAAGTGAAGCATCACGGAATCTACCATCGCAACGTCAGGCTCGCCCATGATCTCTGCGACAATACGCTCAATCGTTGGGCGGTCGCCTTCCATGCCAGCGGGTACCTGACTTGCAATCATCTCAGGGTTAATGTTTGTGTCGAAGCCGGCAGGATCTGATCGGGCTGCGATGTCGGGATATGAATCTCCGATGGTCTCTTCGATCATCTTCACTAGCGCATCGATGCCGAGAGCCTGTGCTCTGGGTTCCACTGTGGTTTTGAAATACTGCTCCACAAGCAGGTCTAGTTCTTTATCACTCATACTATAATTAGTCTCCGATTTCCTCTTTAACCTCATTAGCTATAGCTAAAAGGTCCAAGCCGGCACAATCTATTTTTCGTTTCGTCAAGTTGTAATGACTAACAAACCCCTTAAAGGTTCCGCGGGCTGCAGATGACTCGACAGTTGTGCTAGTCTCTCCATTTTTCACCGGTACCTCAAGAGGGATCCCGATGCCCTTGTGGACTGCCTTCCACAATGCTTTAAGCGCTTCGATCTGGACAGGGTAGAAATCTGTAAATGGCTCAAGCTTATTGCCGTGAACCCATGCGCCGTCTTGTATCGGGCGCTCGCCGAATCCGTTCTTAACGTACCAGTCTTGATACTTGGGGTAGTAAGCATTGCTAATCTCTACGCCGATTGACTTGTGGTTCACTTTGCCGATGCCGGCATGCCATGCTCCGTGCTGTGTGTCTAACAACTGGTAGATGGTGCCATCGTTGTCAATGCAGAAGTGTACCGAGATCCCTCGGCGACCCAGCACCATAGTACACGACTCGGAAGACAAACACACATCCCAGTGGTTAACAAACATGGTTGGCTTTCGGTCTGGCTTGCCGGCGTAATCATAATAACTGTTCTCTTCGCAGTCCAAGCCCAAGGAATCATCCCACAAGACCACCATGTCCCAATCAATCTCTATAAACTTGCCGTTGTGTACAATGTGTTTCTTGTCGCGGCAAGCGAGAGAGCCCCTGCTGTAAGGGGATGGGTGGGGAATATGCTCGGAGATCTCTGCTTCGCGCTCAGTCCATAGGCGCCGGTAACTAACAGGACCAAGCAGCCCATCCGCTTTCAGCCCCCTCTCTTTCTGCCACTTCTTGATAGCTGCGACCAATGTTTCGTCGTTGTATTCACAGCCAAACCATGACGGTTTCCAGCCCAGAGAATCTTGTGACGATTTGTTATAGAAGATCTTGTCCATAGCCATGTCCTAAAGGTTAATAATATTTAGATAATTATATCAGCAATGCCGTATTCTACTGCTTCTGCAGCAGATAGATATACATTTACCTTTCTCTCAAGCAGCTTCTTTAGCGTACGCTTTGTCAGGTTGGTTTCTTTAACAAGCGCAGCCACATAGTTCTCCTGAGAGTTTCTAATCTCGTCCATCTCGTTCTCAAGGTTATGCAGGTTACCATGGTTGCCGGCAATGACTGAGTGAATCATGACGCGACAGTTTTCTCCGATCCTTCTCTTGCCCTTTGTGCCAGCAGCAAGCAACAGCACGCCGGCTGACATTACTTTTCCAAGACCGAATGTATGGATTTCGCAGTCCTTTTGGACCATGCGCATGACATCATAAAGCGCAAACATATCGTCTGCGCTGCCACCGTACGTTGAGATAATAAACTCCAACGGCTCCCACACTTCTTCTCCGTCTATTTCGCGCATGGAAGAATTGTGTAAAACCAATAATCCGCTAAGCGTTTCTCGGGATTTGCGCTCATCGATATCGCCGTAAAGACCCACGATGCGCATATCTTCATCGGCTTCCAAGCCAAGTGCCGCGGCTAGCTGCTCGGGCGTGAGCGCTTCCTGAGTGTCATCATCTGAGGTTTCTTCTACTGGGTTCTCTTTCTTTGGCTTTGACATTACAGCTTTCCTTTGTTATTTTCTAAATGGTTTAGCGCGCCCTCCCAGTCTGTGAACGGCGCTTGACGCTTCCGGAACACCTCTGGGTAAGCAGACAAAAAGCTCTCTAGCGTTGACTTCTTCCAGCGCTTGAACTCATAATCATCCATGTTCTTCTGTCTGATTGCAGTGGCTGTGTCTCCAGTCTCCTGTGACATTTTATGCTTCATGGCACGAAGAAACTCGACATCTTCCGAGATCGTAACCATTAGCCTTAAAGCTTGCAATCCTATTTTCTCAACCAAGGCTCCCATCTTCCCTAAAGACATTAGGTTCGAAGCTGTTAACCCCATCATATATCCGATAAGTCCTGCTAGACCTAACGATGCATATTCCATCTCAACTCCATAAAATCACACAGCCCCATAGCGTAAGCTATGGGGCAGCATGGCTAAAGCAAAATATTATTAGTGTGTAGCATTATCGCCTATCGGCGGCGTTTGCTAGCAGCCACCAGACGCGCTGCAACGCGACGGGCGACCTCATTGATCGTCTCTTCATCGTCAGCGACGTTGACGTTGGCGTCCTCAAGCTCCTGCATAAGCTCCTCTTCGGGGGCTTCTGCCGGCAACTCTTCTTCGCCGGGGATGGGCTCTATCTCTTCGCCTTCGGGGGCTTCTTCTTCGCCACCCTCCATGCTGACATCGGCGCCCTGCTTCTGCAGCGCAGCCACGATATCCGAGACAAGCTCGTTGGGGTCGACCTCGACAGTCTCTCCCACTTCCTCGTCGGGAGGTGCCTCTTCAGGTGCCTCGTCTCCGGGTAGCTCTTCCTCGGCGCCCATCTCTGGACCGCCTAGTTCCATCTCTTCTTCACCAAGCTCAGTCAAAAACTGATCGGTGAACTTTGATTCAATCTCAGCCAAACGCATAAACCTGCGTGTGACGGACTCATTTAAAATTAACTTCTTCTTGCTCATAGCTTTATAATCTCCTAATAATATTATGAAGGCTTCGGTAATAAATAGTATACTGGAACACAAACGGCTTCAGTGTGAGAATAAAAAATCCTTCAAGTAGGCTGCTCGGCGCGAGATCTTTTCAAGTGCGCGCTTCTCTAACTGCTGTATTCTTGCTGGAGTATATTTTAATCTCTTCCCAACCTCTTGCAAGGTCATCGCTCCGTGCTTGTGAACGGCTATCAGGGTACAATTGAAATCGTCCTTATAATCTATCCACAGACGGCACTCTGTCACTCGGCAGCTTCTGTTGTTTTTTAAACACCCAACGGCACAACGTCTCATCCCGCGTCTGCTATCACATTTTCCGAAGCAATCATGGCAGTGTGAATCTTAGCTATCTCATCATAGCCCCGAATCACAGTTACGTGATCACACCGATACCAGCCATCGGTCATTTCAGGTGGAAGCGGAGTGGTAAATTTTATCTTATACCAGCGCCAAGGCGGGAGGGATCCATCGGGGCGTAACTCTGACTCGACGATGACCCCATAATAGCCCGGGCTAGTCTTGCGACTATGTAGCACGATGCTTCCAATTTCATAACTCATTGTGTTCTTCCTCAATCATATCAAATATATTTTCAATCTCACTCGGGTTAAGAGCAAGCTTATTAACTGTCTCTTTCCCCTTTTCTTCTAACTTCTTAGACTTCGCTATCCTGACTTTCCCATGTTTGCTCTTCTTGGACCTTAATGATGCAACGAAGTCTTCGAACTCTGCATCCTGAGCCAAGTAAGCCTCAATACAGCTACGAAAGAAATCAGACTGGCTGATGCCGTCATAGTTTAGTCTGATTCGTAGCTGCGCGTGTACCTTGTCGTTCTCTCGAAAGATTACCCGCTTATTATACAAGTCTTCTGACACTACTTCTTCTCCAGAATATGCGTCTTCGATTCTGAAATGCCCGATGCCGTTTGCCGCGTAAACCGGGCGCGTGACTGCAGTTCTGTCAAAGTACGGGAGCCTGAATACGAAAACCCGCTGCGGATGCCGTTATCTAGTTGCTCCAAGATGCGTGTCACCGAACCCTTATAAGGAATGATTGTTGAAATGCCCTCTAGAGACGAAGCCTTCCCTCGCCAGTCTTGCTGGGCTTCTTCCGATGCCATGCCACGATAGGTCTTGAACCGATCTCCTGCGACAAATTGGATTGCGCCCGGAGACTCTGTGGTAGCAGAGAGGAGAGAGCCGATCATCACACAGTCAGCGCCGGCGGCTAGCGCCTTAACAATGTCTCCGCTATTTCGGATTCCACCGTCAGCAATAATCGACACATCTCTGTCTGTCTCAGAACACTCAATGATAGTTTGTAGCCCGGGCATGCCGTGACCGGTCTGAATCCTTGTCGAGCAGATGGATCCTCCACCGATGTTACAGCGTACAGAGTCTGCTCCCCAGTCTGCCAGATCATTAACTCCCTCAAGAGTTGCGACGTTGCCAGCCATGATATGTTTGTCGCCGCCGATAAGACACCGGAGGGTTTCGATTGCTTCACGCACCAGAGTGTGGTGACCGTGGGCGACGTCAATACAAAGGAAATCAACGCCGGCTTGGTGCAAGGCTATGGCGCGCTGTTCGAAACCCTCGGTCACCCCAACAGCGGCGCCAACATTGACATGAATATCGTTTTTGGTGGAGTGGTAGCGATTCTGCTTTGCTGCCCGAACCATCTTTACCTGATCGTCAATCGTACAATAGCGATGGATAATACCCAAACCGCCGAACACGTTCATGACCTCTGCCATGGCTGGTCCAGTAACGGTATCCATCGGCGAAGAGATGATCGGCATGCCCAGTTCAAGCGCCCGGGTGCCGGTGCCCAAGGTGGTGCCAATATCAATCTCTTTGCGGCTGCGGATATCCGAAAACTGTGGTACCAGCAGGACATCATCATAACAAAGGCTTACCTTTGTCCTCATTATAGTTCTCCGTTCTTATATTTTTCAACAACTTTTTGCGCAGCAGACCAGCAGTCAGGACAGTATAGCCTGACAACTCCTTTATCTTCTCGGACTACTACGCTCCACGATGTTACCATCGCGTTGTCGGTCTTATCAAATGGTAGCTCACACATCAAGCACTCTTCTGGTAGCTTGCTGAACAATGCTGTTTTGGCTGTTAGCGGATCTTCTGTGTCTTCCGCCTTCTTTGCGAGAGCCTCGGCTGCTCGTCGCTGCTTCCTGTTCACGACCGGCTCATCGAGGTTGCGATGGGACCGGACATGTCAAGCATGGTGTTCTCAAACACAACAACCGCTGACGGGAACGGAGCAGAGTTAGTGCTGTCACCAAACTTCAGCCTGCCCTTGACGAAGTGAACCTCTTTTGCCTTCATCACATAGTCGTGCCAGTAGCGCGTGTCGGTGCGAGAAGGAATCAGCATGACCACTCGGGTGTGCTTCTTCTGCGCTTCTCGATAGGCTTTCGCGATCCACTGATCGATACCTCTGCCGTACGGAGGGTTAACGAAGACGATGTGTCCGGACCAATCCTTCGACAGCCCATCCTCTGCTTCTGTGAAGAAGTTGGCGCACTTGGTATTGTGGGTGGTGGCACAGGGATCCAAGTCGAATGGACCGAACCGCCAGTTAAGCTTTTCAAAGAAGTCCTGCGGGGTTGCCCACTCACCCGTCTTGGATGAAAATAGTGTTTGTTGTGTTGCTGTGTTCATTTGCTCACCTTGAGAGTTTTTAAATATGCGACCATTGCATCTAGCTGTGCCTCTGTCCAGTCTGCCCCGATGGGAGGCATCAAGGGCGACTTATCCACCGCACTGCCGCCAGCAGCAATCGCTGTCCGTACCTGTGCATCTGTTCGCGAAGCCCAGAAACTTGCGTCCTGAAAGCTAGCCGGCTTTATGGGCAGAGAGGCGGAGGCAGGACCATCGCCTGCTCCGGACTCGCCATGACAAGCGGCACACTGAGTCTTGTAGTCAGAGGCTGGGTTGGCTTGCGCCACTGTGGGCGCAGCGATAAAAAAGATAATGAGTAGTCTACTCACCTGTGCTCCCCAAGGCTCCATCACCTCGTTCACTGATAGTGATTGGATACCAGCCATATAAATCATCGCCGCTGTTGCGCTCCATGGCTCGAAAATGAACCACCGGAATCATGACCACTTGAGCGATCTTCTGGTGTGATTCGATAATTTGATCGGTTTGACCAATGTTATGAAGGTTAATAAATACCTCGCCGTCATAGCCAGAGTCGATGACACATGCCCCAACGATGAGGCTGCGCTTCGCTGCCATGCCTGAGCGGTTCTTAACCTCCAGCATGTAACCGTACGGGATCCCGAACCGCAGACCGGTGGGCAAGATTGTGCTCTCACCGGGTCTGACAGTCACGGATGCGTTGTCCTTCGGGTTGAAGTGGACATCCAGTCCAGCGTCAGAAGGGTTTGCTCGCGAGGGAGGATGAACGTTAAAGTGCGTGCGGCACCATTCGATCATCATAGCTCGGTCTCGGCATCAGGATTAGCAGCAGTCGAGAGGACGCTGTAAGTCTCGTAAAGTTCGTCGAGGTCGACCTCTCCCTTCATAAGACGATAAGCTTTGACAGCGATACTCATCTCATCACGGGTAAGCCATCCTTGGCGGCGATACTCATTGCGAAGGTCGCGACGGTGTTCCTTGTAGGGCTCCATTGCATCTTCGATTTCCTTAAGGGAACGCACATATTCTATAATATAGCGTTGGCGGCGTGCCTCCCGCTTAGACGGGGTGGGCTGGGCTTCTTCACTCATTTTTGCTCCTGTGGTGAATGATTAGTATGTATATAATAACAGATAAAGGGGCTGTTGTCAACTACTTTTTGTTGTTTTTTTCGTGCTCTGCCCAACGACGGGCGCGGAACTCAATAACATTGTCGCGCAGAAAACCATCGTCTGGGTTCTGTTGATAGGCATTCTCGTATTCTCTCATCATATCTTCCATCAATCGCTCGCTGCGTTTGAGGCGTAGGCGTGCGGCGTACATGCCCACCAGCATAAAAGCGGCGAACAGCACAAAGAAAGAACCGATAACTATAACAAAAGAGTCCATCATCCTAAGTAGTTGTTATTGTTGGTTTTGGCTACCAAACGTAATCTCTACGTTAATGTCGACATTAAGCTGTGGCATGTCAACGTGGTCGATTAGTCCATGCTCAAGGCACTCGTCTGGTTCAAGATACCAGTCGGCATGCCCCTTGTCGTGAATCAATTTCAAGAAGTAGTTCTTGCTCTTGCCACAGTTCGCAGCCATCATGTGATAGACCTTCTTCTGTAGTCTCTCGGCTTCCTTGGCGTCTGCTTTGATCTCTTCGATCTTTCCCCATGCTCCGCTTGACACGTCATGGATCATTACCGTAGCGTGAGGATCCATATACCTCATGCCCTTGGTGCCGAAGGTCGAGAAGATAGCTCCGCAAGACATTGCCTTGCCTTGGATAACCGTCGCGACTGGTAGCTTGGAGCTACGTACATCTGAAATCATAGACATAAGACTGTACACTGCACCGCCGTAACTGTCGATAATAACAGGGACAACTGGTTGCCCAGTGTTGTGAGCCTTCGCCATCTGTAGCGTAAAGTCTCGCGCCGTGACCTCGTTGAAGTTTCTGACTCTGATGACAACAGGGAAGTTATCTCGGAGATCGTAGTCCTTCAACAGAGGACTAGCGTTAATAATATGTTTCATGTTTGTTCTCTTTTGTTTTTTATTGTCGGCTAAAGCCAGATCCGGGGGCGCGACTTAGGCTTCGATATATCTCGTTTTTCTTATTAACTGCTGAAGTCCAAGCCCCATACATCTCTTTAATAAGCGGAGTATATCTCGCCAGTGCCGACAATTGGAGTTTATTCAGCTTGTCTTTGGTCGCTTGTCGGGCAAGATAAATATCATATAGATCGTTAATCGCCTTTAACTCTGCGGTAGTACAATCTCTTTTCAAATCCTTTGCATGAGCGACAAGCACTTGAGCCTGTTCATTCACAAGGGGCGCCAACCTAGCGCCAGAGCGGTCGAGATCGCTCAGTCTTTCAAACCTGAATCTCTCAGTTATAAAGATCCAAACTCGCTCCAAAGCCAGCACCGATTGCATAGACATCTCATCTTCTTCTATTTTAAAAACATCCATAATATCATAGGCAGTTTTGCAATCCGACATGTTTACCCCAATAGTTTAAAGTTGTGGTGAATCGAGCGAGTGCTGAATCCCCACTTAGGATCGTAGTCCAGCTTCGCCATGTACGGGCGATTGATCTGAACATTGTCTCCGCGCTCAGGTCGTACACCCCAGCACTTGATCTTGGTTGTCTTGTTCGATGAATCGATAACCTCAACAACCCAATATATCTTTCCGTTCTTGGTCTTCCGCGAAGTAATCTTGCGCGGCACGAACCATGCCACCTGCAGATCCGGGTCGAACTCACCAAGTGGCGGCACGAACCTCTCCTCTAGGCGTTGGCGAACCCGGTTGCTCAAAACCAAGTCGAACGGGAATACTCCTGTAAGATCAGCCTGATACTGAATCAATTCCTCTTCTGTGAAGTCTCCTTCTGGGGAGTACAGTTCGATATTCTCCGCAAACTTCTTGCGGTTCTTCGGACGGTCGACAGCAACAGCAGACCAGAAGTGTTTGAGCCCAGTGAAGCGGTCATCCATCAAAGCGTTCAAAGCCTGACAGCGGATTAGAACATCCAGTGCCTTCTTGTTGAGCTTAGAGTATGTGATGTTCTCGTTGAATAAGAAGTCTTCAATGGCTTCAAACGGACGGTTGGCAATCACCTGAGCGATAGCTGATTCACCAAGACCCTTCACCGAAGTGAGTGGCTGTACCAGAGTCTTGCCGTCTGAACTAATCTCCCAGACTGTGCCCGACTTGTTGATATCCAGCGGAGCAATCGCGAACCCGGAGGTCTTGGCAATGTTGATTGCCTTCTCCTTGCGAGACTCAGGCTCCTTGTCCAAGAAGGATGCAACCCACTCGGACGGGAAGTAGTTCATCAGCCACGCGCACTGGAACGAGAGGACCGAGTACGACACTGCGTGTGACTTGTTAAAGCCATAACCAGAAAAGTACTCAAAAGTATCCCACAGTCCTTCAGCGTCCGAGACCTTGATGCCCTTCTCTTCACAACCTTGAATAAACTTTTTATGAATAGCCGCTTTCTTATCATTCTTGCCTGTTCCCTTCTTAGTAAGTAGCTTGCGAAGAAGATTAGCCTCATCGAGTGTCAAGTCTTTGCCCAACTTATGAGCCAGCAACGCGATCTGTTCTTGGAAAATCAGGAAGCCGTATGTCTCCTGAGTAATCTCCTCAACGATCGGGTGCAGGTACTTGATGTACTGTGGCGATTGCTTCGCTTCTACATAGTCTTTATCGACTCCGGCACTCAATGGACCGGGGCGGAAGATAGAAGTAACAGCAGAGATATCAATAATGCTAGTCGGCTTAGCCCTGATGCAGAATTGCTGGGCTCCGTTCTCTGCGAACTGGAAGATTCCTCCCCACTTGCCGGCATGAAAAATGTTCTCATATACTTCCTGATCTCCGAAGTCGATTTGGTCCGGGTGAAGGTTAATGTTGTAAAACTCTCTGATCTGCTCAAAGGTCGGCTCAGCGATTCCAGCATGGCGCTGGAGAATGTGACGGATGGCACCCTCAATCATTCGCAGTGTTGACAGCCCAAGGATATCAAACTTAATGAAGCCCATGGGCTCAAGGTGTCGGACGTTCTGACCCTCTGCCCATGGCGTCTGTCGGATACCACCAGAATTGATAAGCGGCATGTATTGATCAAGGTTCTCCGCGACCACAACTCCGCCGGCATGACGCGAACATGACCGAACCTGCCCGTAGAGCGCCTCAACGTGAGTCTTAACGTGTGGGTACTTAGCCAAGAAAGCCTGTAGCGACCCACTAAACTCCATCACCTCGTCAAAGGTGGGAACATATACACCAGCCTTGATGCCGTGGCGCTGCTTCGCTGGTCCAGTTGCCTCAAACATCATCGCGCTAGTAACCGGGTTGACCTCCGTGAAGGGGATCCCATAGAACTTTGCGATGTCTTTAATGAGCGACTTAAGCTGCAGTGTGTTCCAGTTGGAAATGGGAGCAACAGTGTCCTCTCCCCAATCAGCAATAAGCTCTTCCTTGAGCGCCATCGGGTCCGACACATCATAATCGATATCCGGGTAGTCCGTAGCGTCAGAGCGTAAGAAGCGAGAGAACAGAAGCCCATACTTAATAGGATCAACCTGTGTGATGCCCAAAGCATACGCCACCAGCGAGCCAGCAGCCGAACCGCGACCGGGACCGGTGAGCATCTTCGCTGATGCCTTGTCTGCGATAGCCTTCATTGTAAGGAAGTACTTACTGAAGCCTCTGTCATCGATGACCTTAAGCTCGTTCTGCAAGCGATCGATATAATCCTCGTTTTCGTGGAAGCCGAGAGTCTTTAGCCCTTCGTGGCTAAGCTTAATAAGTGCCTCGGTTGCTGTCAGTCCCGCGGGAACAACGAAGTCAGGCAACCTGACCGTGTTGTCGGGAAAGAAGGAATCAATACGACTATGGGCGATGTCGTAGCCGTTCTTAATTGAAGTAAGGACCAGATCGTCATCGTACTCAATCCCGGCACCAGCAGAGTACTTCTTATAAGCCTCCCACATCTGATCGCCGTTCTTGGGATACAGTTCATAGCCGATCTCATCTACATCAATAGGCAATTCGTTACTCTCATAATCAGGCTTGGACTTGCCCAGCCAGCCTAGACGCTTATACAACTCGCGATCCTTCCACGCTTGCGGCGAAGGATAGTGGCTGTCTGCTGTGGAAATCAACTCAATGCCGAACTCGCGGTGCATCTCAATGATACACTGATTCAGCATATGTTGCTCCGGTACGCTGTTCCACTGTAGTTCGCCATACCAGCGGTCGCCGAAGATGGCTTGCATGCGGCGAGTAGTTTCGCACATGCGACCGAGAGCTTGTGCCTCATCAAAAGTGCGCTTGCCATCTTCGTCTGTCTCCCAGCTATGCCAGAAGTCCTGAGCGTAAACGCCGCCGAGACAGGCAGAAGCTGCAATGACGCCTTCTGAGTACTTTGCCAGTAGCTCATAATCCATGCGCGGGTAGCGGTAGAAGTTCTCCTGCTTATAACTCTCGGAGATAAGCTTGAAAAGGTTGTTAAGCCCAGTCTGGTTTTGTGCCACCAGAATGAGGTGAGCGCGCTGACGAAGGATATCCTTCACCACCTTTTTGCTAGCATCCTCGTCTTCAATCGTCGTTCCTGATTGAGACTCTTTCTTCTTGCCCTTAGCCTTCGTGCGCGCATCTTCATAGCCGGTGCGCCAATCGCTGATAGAAGGAATGAAGTAAGCCTCCACGCCGAAGATGGGCTTAAAGTCTTTGCCCTCTGCCTGCATCTTCTTGGCGTGTAACACCTGATGCGCCAAGCCATTCATGTTTCCATGATCCGTCAGTGCCATGGCATTGCAGCCATTCTGGTATGCAAAATCCATATGTTCTTGAGGGTACCCAAGAGCATCAAAAATAGAACCCGCCACGCTATGAGCGTGAAGGTTTACGAACGGAATCTCGGGCTTGGCGCGAGTGGTCATTGGTGGTTATACCTCGTCCATGATGTTGTCGACGAGGCGAACGAAATCGGTAGGTCCAAGATCGTTGCCATTGGCGCTCTCTTGGATCACATGATAACGAAGCCCTCCGAGGCGCTTGCAAATGCTAGTCACCTTGGTGTCAAGTGCTGCAATCTTGTCGTTTAGTTCCTTCAATTCTGCAGCGGAAACTGTCTTCTTCTTTGTAGTTGGCATATTATTCTCCTTTTGTGATATCGATGCCGATGGGTTTGAGCGTTGAAGTCGGCAACAGCCTATCCGGACGCTCAAGGTGGGGTGCCTCTTCTGAGGCTAAAAACTTGCGATATTGGTTCCAGTCCCCGATCTGGTAGAACCACGGGACTTCAACTTTATTAGCTTCCTCTATTATAGCAGATCTGAACACAATGTCAAGCGAAAAGTGTCGTGCAGAGTATCTTTTTTCTAGAGGTAGCTTCTTGGTGGGGTACTGCTCGCCTTCGGCGGGCGGGTACCACCCGGGCGTGCCTTTCTCTCGTACGTCGCGGCGGAACCTTTTGAAATCTTCGCCGTCGAAGGTAAAGCAAATTGGTAATCCGTCGCGAATGGTCTTGTCCTTGTGGGATAGATAGAATCCCTTACTTGATGAAATCTTCTTACGATATGATCTTAACACAGTTGGATCAAAAATGCCAGTAGAAAATGCAACAAAAAATCGATCTGGGATAATCCACTTGCTCATCTGTCTGGAAATATGATAGGCACTGAGCGCCCCATGGAGGACGCTCCAGCCATGGCAATCCCTCTTGTCTCGATCTTTGGGGTGGATGGGTACATAGAAAATTGGAATCGGCTGCTTGTGTTCGCTCGGAAATCGGGACATTGTGCGGCTGACCCAAACCGGATCTTCAACAGTGTCTCCGAGGGTGTGCCGGATGATGGGGGCGGTGTCATCGTTGCATACGATCCAGATCGTTTCGCAGCCGGCGTAGGCGCATTGAACAACCGCATGTTCAAGTGCAGTATAATTTTCTGCGATAGGGACCATGCAATTCGGCAGCCCAAGGTTAATGTTTGCCGGCATGCCAGCTATCGGGATAATCCCAGCAAGATGAAATGACTGAGAGTTTGCCACTCCGGTTTCGATCATGAGCTTAATAATACTTTTGGAATATATGGGTTCGCGGGAACAGGCAGCGCTCTACCTCTAATTTCATACAAAAGGGTTTCGGGTGTAACTCTGTTAAAAAAGATCTTGTTGTGCTCGTCGTATGCATGCATTGATATTTTCTTCTTCTCTCTGCGATCGTGCTCAATCTTAAGTGCATAGTGCTTCTTCTTTCCAGACTTGGGGCAAGTACCGTTGCTGGAACCTTTAAGCCCAAGCGATCTCATTGTGCTAAGCGTTTTAAAGCGGGCATATGTGGGAGAGTACTCAAACTTATCCAAGTCCTCCTCTGACAGAAACGATTCTACACACAAGTCCTTCTTGTCTGGGTGGTTTCCGTCAAGCCTTTCTGTGGGATAGAAGTGGATAGTTCGAACAAAATCATCGGCGGGAGTCATCAACATATTCTCTCCGTGGCGCATGCCAGACCGAACGTTAAACCAATCACAAACCCGGTATTGGTCACAGGCTGTGGTGATTGGGGGCAGACCTTCTAAGTTGTGATCATCAAAAACCCACAGCACTTCGTGTTCCGCCTCAACAAGTCGCGACCGATTATCGGTACTGATAAACAAACTTCCATCGCCGACACGGATAGAGGCGGCGTTGTCGGCAAAAGGAATCTGACCGCCCATGGACAAGAGCATGTAAAGATGGTGCCACAATTCTATCCGAGACTCTATAACCCCCCGACCCATGCCGTACTCCGATAAATTGATCGGGATCCTTAGTTTTTCAAAGTGCCATGGCATTGAAGATGTATATCCCACAACGGGCATGCCCGTATAGAATGCGTAAATCAGCGCGCTAAGGTTATAACCTACGATTATGCCTTCCCACTGATACCTGTGACCCTTCATCCTTCCGAAAGCGAAGCCAAAACATAGTTTTCCAAGACCAACATATACTTCTTCTCATGGAACATTAGATTCTTGACCATGTGCCTCTCGACCGCAATGGTGTCTCCGTTCTTGAGCGCGAGCGTACAATCTTCTGCCTGTGAAATGACTCGAAAATAGTCATACTCTTTCGGCGGTGGCTTGTAGTTGTCTGGTAGGACAAATCCTTTCTCTTCTGGCACTATTGCTGCCAACTCTTCAATCCGAATATATCGGTTCTTTGGTGTAAGGTTCACTTTTTCCTCCTAAATTGTACAGGTGTCGTTGGTACAGAATTTGGTACCAGCGCCAGCAGTTTCAGTTTCGATCCGCTTAATCGGCGTGATCGCGCTACTCATTTTTTTGTATTCACTCTCGGTGATCGCCTCGTATGGTGCTTGCTTGTAGCCCGTCTCTTTGTAAGCCAAAAACGACACTGCCTTCAGGCGAGTCTCGTACATTTCTAGAGCGCTCTTGATCGACTGTGCTTCGTGGGGCTGAAAGGTTACTGTTACAGAAACCGAGTTGTCTGCCCAGAAATGTTGATACTGAGCAGCAATCTCAAGCTGCTCCCACATTGAGACATGCTTCTTGCTCTTCTCAAAGTGAGGCTCTCTCACGGGGAACTCCACCACTGTAGTATTCAGAGAGTACGCATCTGGCTCAGTTTTATAACCAGCAGCAACGAGGTGCGGGAGCATCTCCGAGGTGTCAGAGAACCGGATCCTCCGAATGTAATACTCGCTTTCTGGGAAGTGAATCCCGGGGGTGGAGCCGTTGAGCAAAGAGACTGTGCCGCTGGGCTTGATGCTTGTCATTCTCACTGAACGCGGGATGCAAAGCCAGTTTGAATATTCCTCATCAAGATCCTGTACACGATCGTATGCCTTGTCGCACCAGTCGTAGATTTCCCTGCGACCGTGCTTAGCGAAAGCCTGCACCACACCGGACTGTGACAGTCCGATTCGGCGATTCTTGAGCATGATTGCGTTTGTCTCTGGCCAATGAGTATTCACCAGCGTGACGGTCTTGCCGTAAAGATATGCAATCTTTAATGTTTTTAGATAATCGTCGTAGTTTTCATGCTTTGCTGGATAGGTTTCGACCAAGCAGCAAAGCTCGGCGTCCTCTAGCTGCTGCTCGACACATGGGTTGAACCCCATAACGTGTCGGTCATCGTCGCGAGGGTCATCCTTAAAGCGACCTCGGGTACGAGCGTTGTTCAGCCAGATGTATCCGGGTTCACCGTTCTTCTGGCTCTGGGCTGCGTGCCACGAATAGTCCATGCCAACCTGAGCTTCAAAAGAGTTGTTGGAGCCCCAGCGGTGTGAATAGAGCTTGTCCTGATCGTTCTTCATTGACAAATATTCTTTATCATCGTGTGCGCCGAGAGCCAAAGCTGCAGACCGGCGTACGTTTCCGGCAACAACACACTTGCCAATGAGATTTTCAGTATCGACAATATCGACAGAGGTTATTGTTTCACCAATGCGGGAATCATAAAGCTCACGGAGACTATCATGCAGAAGCAGCAAAGGTCCGTGACCCGCTGAAGTGCCGCCGAAACCCTTAATTTCCGCACCAAGCGGGCGGATTGCGCTATAATCAAAGCGCGGAACATCGGAGCCAAAGTAGTAGCCATCGAGCAAAATCCGTACGGAGCGGACCCAACCCTCTCGGCTGTCATCGATCACATACACATCGTCGACCCAGTTAGGGTCATGGACTGTTGCTGTGCCGGCTCCCTTGGTATCGAAACCAACGCCAATGCCAACCATCAGCGCATCCATCATCCACGCGAAGAGGTAGCCGCCCTTGACAGACACATCCTTCGTTGATCTAAAGGCGCAATTGAACAAGCCTGCACCGGTGCGCTCTTGAACGAACTTTGTGCCCATCATCCATAAGCCGCGACCCGGAGGCGACCATTTGAGAGAGAACAAGCGTTCATAAGCATCCTTTGCTGTGCGCTGTGCCTTTGCATCATTCCACTCCAGCCCCAATCGGGCAACGTGTTGCTTCTGAATGTCGAACATTCCTTCGATCACGCGGCGGCATGTCTGGTGCCACTCCTCTGTGCCGAGGGCTCCGTCCGTTGTCTCGCTTAAGCGTCGAGCATATGTGCGCTTAAACGTCACATATCCTAGTGGACCCCATGGGACCGGTCGCTCTCGGTAATTGTCGATAAAAGATTCGGACAGTCGAAAACGACGGACTGAAGAATCGCGCTCCTTTTGTTCATACATTGTGGTTATTTGTTCCTGTTTGCTTTATAAGTTTGATATTTTTCTTTTAGGTTCTCTGCTTGCTTCTTTGCAGAGTTTTCCATGATCTCGCCCGGTGACTCGCCTGTGGACTGCAGAACCTTAATCTTTACAGATGCTGGATCCATGTAGATTGGATATACAAGTCCATCGGGTCCGTTACGGTTCTTGGCGACGAAGACTCGACCGGTGTTGTTGTTTTTGTCATCGACGGTTCGGGACACGGAGAAAATAAAATCTGCCACAAAGCATTTATTGAACGCTTCGCTGATCGACTCCATTGTAATAACTTCCGCATTCAATCCGGACCGGTTTGTTTGTGATGCTGTCCAAAGAGGACACTTGTTTTCTTGTGCAATTGCGCGCAGTTCTTCATAGATGGATTCAAGTTCGTTCCTCTTCTCTTTCTGATAATTTACTGGTCGCAATAGATCGCCGTAGTCAACAATGATAATATCCGGCGTAATATCTCGCTTTCGCAACTTTTCCAAGTGAGTTGAAAGTGTGCGCGTGCTCGCAGATTTCGTCGGATACTCTTTAATAATTAGTGTGCCTTCAATATCCTGCACTGTTTCATATACTAATTCTTTAAGTTGGTACAATTCGCCTAGCGGTACGCCGGAAAGACAAGAATCATATCGGTTACCGATTGCCGCGTCTGATAGCTCCAAAGTGTAGTGGATGACGGTTTTGCCATCCTTCACAGCCTGTGCTCCGAGGTGAGTAAGTACCATAGACTTTCCGGCGCCCGTGGGGGCGATAACAACCCCAAGCTCGCCGGCGCCCAGCCCGCCCGAACAGAGGCTGTCGATTTCATTCCAGCCGGTGCTAATCGCGTTCCGGGTCTTCAGTTGAAAGCGTGCCTCAAAATCCTTAACATAGTCATGACCGAAGTTGTTGTCACTTCCCAGCTTGAGAGCCGCGTTGATCACGGAACTGATTTCATCAAAGGAAGATGTTTGCAGCAGCTTTACCGATTCAATCATCGCTTCCTTGAGCTTCTGCTTTCGGCAAAAATCTAGCGACACCTCTTTAATATAACTACGACCCTCGACCTCAGAGTTGCATATGCGCGCAAAGTATGAGCGAACCTGTTGCTTGTCGGTGTCTGTCTCACTCTCCAATTCGGAACGGAGCAGCGTCATCATAATCTTTCGCGAGGGATGTACATTGTACTTGTCGCGATAAGAAAATACCCGTCGCACGAAAGTGCGGAGATAAGACAGTTCTAGAAAGTTAATGTCCAGCACTTCAATGATCTGATCCGCGAACGGACGATCTTCTAGAATAAGCTGACACAGACCTTCTTGAAAGTTCTTGCCGAATTTGCTAAAGCTGGGCTTTTCTGACATACTTCATCCTATAGTGAAGATTATACTTCATTTACGACTTGTTGTCAACCACAATTCGTCTCATTGTTTGAAATAGTGATGACCAATCTCCGGATCCGAACCCATCGTCAATCATCATGCTCTGAACCTTCGTCTTATTAAAGAGTTGTTCTGCCTCTTCAATGGCGAACCTAACTTGTGTTTTTCCCTGCGGGGAGATAGACGGAGAGTACAACTGCATAAGCTTATAGTTTTCTTCGATAACAGCACGACCCTCAATGATCTGCTGATAAACCTTGAGGTCTGATTCGGAATCCTCACAGAACCCAATGAGCTTGTCGACTGTGCAGAACTCTGCGTCAGCAAAAAACGGGAAGCGCTTCTTGATTGTGCCCAGACCAACGCCGCGGATGCCGGGGAGATTGTCGGACTTGTCGCCGGCAATAGCCCGGGCGAGTGCCATGTTGGTTGGGTGGATACTGAACTCTTCCAGCAAGCGATTTGTGTTTACGACCTTCTTCTGAATTGGGCGGAAAACCACAGTCTCATCATCACAAAGCTGGAAGAAATCTTTATCACTCGAAATAATCACCTTCTGCCAGCCCTTCAGAGAAGGGAGTCGCGACACGTATGCAATAACATCGTCAGCCTCAACTGCCGGAAGCATGGTCTGAGAGATTGGCATCTGGTTTAGATACTCCACCAAGCGCGTCTGCTGCCAGATCTTGTTTTCAATCTCTTCGTTCTCGGACATGTTTCGAATGTCCCGATTCAAGCGAATAGGCTTGCGCCCTTCTTTATACCCCTTGTTGACGGACTTGCGTTTCTGGGAGCCTCCTTCGCCATCCCACGCGATCACGATCTGATCAGGCTTTGTCTCTCGGACAAGCTTTTGTAGGATCTTGAGAAACCCCTTTACTCCACCGATCGGCTGTCCGTTGGTGGACAGACTAGGATCGACAATATACGCACGAAAATACATGTTCAGCGCGTCAATGATTAATACTCTTGGTTTACTCATGGTTTATAGACTCCCATCGTCTCATTATCAATACTGTAAAATACGCGCCTAACCCCAACATGGCGTAGGACAGCAGCACACATGCTGCACGGCTTAGACAGGCGGAATTCTCCGCCCTTGCCGATGCGACAAACGTACATTGTGGTGCCCGTAGTCTTTTTGCGGTCTAGACCCAGAACACAGCCAAGCTCGGCGTGGTGGGTTGCATGCCCGCAGTTACGGTCGCGAAAGCGGTTCCCGAATGAGGCATGACGATTCTTGTTTGTTGAGAGCCCGATAATATTGGACCCTCGGAGCAACAGGGCTCCGTGGCGATAGTCATCGCTGTTCGAATTCTGTGCCATACGGGACGCCAGTTCCATATATCGGCGGTGGCGACCGGTTAGCTTCACAGAATACTCGAATAAAGGGAGCCCTAGGGAAGCTTTGTTCTTCCCTAGGGCTTAGTTTTGTCAATCAGCGGTTGCGTCGACGGTTGGGCTGCGCACGATTTTGAGCGCGAGGGCTCCAGTGTCCAGAAACCCAGTGCCGGTTACGGCGCCTGCCTTCCCAATGACCGGGAACCCAATTTGCATTGGCGTTCGGGCGGACAGCAGGTCGACCACCGACACGGTTCGTGAATTCACGACCATGAGCCGGGTGGAACCAGTGCGCATGAATGCCTTGAGCACGGTTAGCAGGTACCCACACCCACGCAACAGACACAGTGGGGGATCCCACTGAGACAGCAGCACGGGCGTGATTACAGCCACAGTTGTTGTGTGCTTCCGCGGTTGCGGGAGCGGTGAGGGCAGCGAGGGCTACCAACGAAATAAGGAATTTCATATTTTTCTCCTTCCTTGTTTGTTCACTATATTAGACGTGTGAACCTATTGTTTTATTCATTCTTTTCTTCACTTTCTTCATAAAAATCTGATGCGGCTCCGACACGGTTGTGAAACTTCATGATAACTTCGTCATCCATGATCTCCATAACGGTCTTGCGGAATTCTTCGTCCTGCAGGCGCTCAACCCATTTGGATGCCTGAAACTTCGCGCCAAGCGGTTCACCGAGAGGGTCAAGCAAGGTATACCATGCTCCGGAGCGGGCAAGGCGATCTGAGCCGCCGATGGCATCGAACCAACTTTCTTCGTCCTGAACACCAATGTCATCGCCCCATAAAATACGGAAGTTACACTGGCGACCCTGAGTCCCGAAACGAGACTTCTCAAGCTTTACCTTAACTTCAGATCCGATACGGAAACCCTTGTCATCAAGAACGAAGCTTGCCTTCGCCTTTCGACCGGTGAGCCAGATGCGCATCGAATAGGCATAGATCATTGCCTTGCCGCCGGGCGTCATGTACGGAGTAGTCATAGCCTCTGAAGGCGAGCGCGTGATGTTGGTCTTAAGCTGGTTTAGCACAAGGAACGTGCTCTGAGAGTTGGCGATAGGAACCGTCAGCTTGGACATACCCTTTGCGAGTATGCGAGCCTTCACTGCCATCGAGGATAGCGGATTGAAGTCTCCCTCAACGTCTGAAACCGATGGCGTGAGAGCCAGAGAGTCCCAGATAAACAGCATGCGGTTATCGTTCGATCCCAATAGCTCTTCAATAGTCTCCAGAACAAACTCAACCGAAGTTGCCTGCACATACAAAAGGTTATTAAGATCGCAGCCGGTGCGCTCAAGGAACGCGGGATCGATAGCCGACTCACTATCAAAGTAGATAACGTCAATGCCCATGGCTTGAGCGTTAGCGGCAACCTGTGCTGCCATGTAACTCTTTCCTGTGGATTCTAAACCGGCAATCTCTGTGACCTTGCCAATGGGAATGCCAGCGATGCGACCGCGGCAAATAATAGAGTCCAGCCACCGGGAGCCTGTAGGAATCCATTCCTTTACCTCCGTTGGGTTCGCTGCGTTTAGATCGTGGGCTACGTTCTGACCAGCCTTCTTGTTGATCATATCCCGCATCTGCGTGATGGAGAGCTTTCCAGCCCCATTTGATTTCTTAGCTCTTGCCATTCTCAATTCCTAGTCATGAGTTGTGATACTATAATACCATAGATTGTTTGGATTGTCCAGAGGTTTTTATAACATTGACATGATTTTATCTAAATCTTCTGCGTTCGTCAAACTAAGATTTGATTTGTTATAACGCCCCTTGATCTTCACCGCGCATGTAAAACTAGTAGTGCTGTTCTCGCCGGACGATGGCTTGAAGCGGAATCTTAGATCACAGGACAGTCCCAAGTCTTTAAACATCGGTACCCCAAGAAGCTCTTGAGCCTCTGGCTTCAGAGCATACAGACCGCGTGCGTCGATTTGAATAAACGAATCGCCTTTGTCGCTATAGTAATTGGCAATGTGAGAAAAGTCAAACGGAACCTTAATGTCGGTCTTGCCGCCGAACCATAGTTTTTGTAGCTCTCTCTTTAGCTCGCCAGTGTTCGTTGATCGTTTAAGACCAGCAATTTTTTCATTCTTATCGCGGTTTAGCCGTGGATCGTTAATGTCTGGAAACTGCGCGTTGGCATTAAGCCAGTCGAGCATATAATTGTCAAACAAGGGCTTGAAAATTTCTTCGTTCTTAACATATCCCTTTGTGCGGCGGGGCTCCCAAGTTCCAGCAGCCGTATTGAACTGGGCTTTAAACTGCCCAAAGTCGGCTGAGAGTGCTGTCTTTAACTCCACAGACATCATCGTTTGATCGCCTCTCTTGATAGACAGATCAGAGCCATGCCCGAAGCCTGCAGTTTCGGCAGTGATCCCCATGTGGCTATACCGCTGGGTAATCTCGTTTGCCAACTTCTCTTCGAAGTCCATCCCGGCAGATGCGGCGGTTCGCTTCTTGGGCTTGACATAGACATAGACGCTGCCGGCTTTGCGATCAACAAGCTCTAAACGCCCGATACTACTGCCGCCGCCAATAGGGTTGTGGACAAACCCCATAGGAGTGAGCATTTGAATCAGCTTTTCCATTGTCTCTGAACGTTGATCGTCCAAGACTCTAATCTGATTTTTAACGATCTTATAGTCGTAGCCTTCTGCCTCGATAGCACGAAGGGCGCGCTTCAAATTGCTCTCTGAAGAGTCTCTCGGCGATGGCAGAGGTTTGTCTAGATCCTTTTCCATTTCAGGGGGAACATCTAGATCTTCTTTCAGATACCTGCGCCAGCCTTCCATTAGTGGTTTCATATTCATTACCCTATAATTAGTAGCTCGGATGAGGAACCCATTGTTTTTTTGCCGACGCATTTGCCATCGACCCATTCGACATTCTTCATGCCGTATGCCCACTCAGCAGATACGATCTTGCGGTCACAGTACAGATCACGGACTTCTGGACAGTCATTGTACGACATTACCCAATCGGATCTGTCGGAAAGCAAGTTATAAAGCGCCATATGGTCGAAACCTGCGTGAAGCCCCCCAGCTTGCCCGTAGAGCATCGCTGCGTCTTTAGGCAGGAGGTAGGGGGGGTCAAGGTACAGGAAGGCTCTAGGGTGCCACGGGAGGCTCGTCTGGAAGTCTGCGTAGTCTACCCTGAAATTCTCGGCGTTAAACCTGCGTAATCGCTCGATCGAGGATTCTGTGAAGCGAGCGTATGATGCTCGCTTGGACCAGCCGCCCGAAAAGGTTGCTCCTGAGAAGCTAGAGCGATTGATCGCGTAGAACTTCGCTGCCTTCTCGTAGGAGAACATAAAGGAAGGATCTCTCAAGTCTTCCCGAAATCTTATGAAATCTTTTTTGGAGCACCCGGACACAAGTTTAATGTTTCCTTTCTCCTCGATTTCGTATTCTGTACGCAAAGCGGCTACCTCATTGGATAGCCGCTCATTGTCGCCGCAGAGCGCTTGCCAAAACCAGACAAGCGGTACGAGTTTGTCGTAACCAATAACCTCGACGCCCCTCGATGCTACCGCTAACTCAACTGAGCCACCCCCGAAGAAAGGCGAGCATAAACGCGATATGCCTTCAGGAATGAACGGCAAGATATGCTTTACAGCACGGGTCTTGCCGCCGGGGTAACGGAGGGGCGTCTTCATAAGAGCCCGATTATGCGTTGTTCTTGGTTTCTTGGATATGGAGCCGCAGTGTCTGAGCAGAATTCTTAACTTCCTGCATCACCTTGCGGACCCGAGTACCTGCGGCACTGTTACCGTCATTGTAAAACTTGTTATAATCTGAACGGGCAGCGGTAAGCTGATCGATTAGATCCTCAAGCATGTTTACTTCTTCTTGCATCTTGTTTCTCCTTGTAAAAAGTGAGGCACCTGATAACCCTGTGCCTCCCTGTGGGTCGAGCGGTTACGCTCCCATCAACTCGTCAAAGGCGGCGTCGACCGGATCAGTCGTAGTGGTCGGCGCGGTGTACTTCGTAGTCTCAGACGAGGAAGTCTCTGCACTTTGATCGCCCGCGAGGTACTCATCAAGCATAGCCTCTACATCAGTAGCGGACTTACGCTCAAAGAGAGTGTCGAAGTCGGGAATGTTGTCGAGAAGCTCCGCACAGCGTTCGTCGCCACCTACTGCCTCATCGCAGAGAGGAGAGGAACGACGGCGCGGGGTCAGCTTCGTCTGTGGGAACGACGCACCCGAAGGCTTACCGTATGTCAGAACCAGATCGGTACCCGATGCCGGATCGGTGATATCACCGTATTCGGGATTGAGAACCAGACCAAGCAAGGACTCGTAAGCCATCTTGCCATAGCCCCATGCTCGGACACCCAGATCTTCCTCGCCTCGGATGAGAACCGGGCTGAAGAAGCGCTGACGGGCAAAAAGCCCCTTAGCCATCTTCTTAGCTTCGTCATCATCCTTAGCTGAGCCCTCCTTCCACAATTGGGAAGCAAACTCGCATACGGGACATTCATCACCGTAATTGCGCTTGGGGCACAGGAAACCACGGTTATTTCCCACATTATAGTGGAAGAAATACTCGCGGAAGGGGTCGCCATCTGCAGTGGGCACGATTCGTACCGCTTGTTCGCCGTCTTGGGGTCGCCAAAACTTCTTGTCGCCGGAGTCTTTGTTTTGAAGGGCATCCAGCTTAGCCTTCATTTTTGATAGATCAATCGCCATCTTATTTTTTCCTTTTTTGGTGTTATAGTCAAATCAACAAATATCTTGATCTGCTGTGTATAATATAACCTATTCTGAAGCTAAAGTCAAGTGTTTTTTTCAACTTTCTTCAAAGGGGTTATCAACCTCGATTTCTGCAATCTCGCCGTCAACTGTCTTCCAGTTAAACATGCGGAATGCCGAAGTGTCCAAATCCCAGACAAGCTCCATACCCTCGGCTAGTGTTGCCTTGCGTCCGGTGCCCTTGATCTGAGACGTGATAAATGTCTCGGGAATATCGGTGATACGAACGAACCGCATTGTTCTCGCCTCTCCGTTCTTCTTGGTGAATGTTCCGTTATATGCTTTCATCAGCATTAAATCTCCTGTTGTATTTCAGAGGTGTTGGCTATCAGATAGCCGTAGTTGTTGTCATAGTCGGTAGAGTGAATCCGCACTGATACAATGGTTTCATCCTCCACCTTTTCTGCGCTACGATTGCGCAAAGCGGTAAAAAGTTCTCCGTCCGTTTCGAGTTGTTCTTTATTGATAGCATAAATATAACATCTTTCGTTGATGGTGTCAAGGGGGAAAAACAACTTTTCTTCATTTTTTTCAATATCCACCACGCCGAAGGTCGAAACGCGGGCTGTTGCTAGCGAAGTTGCCGGCGTGTTATAAACCGTCTTTGTGTTCAGAAAAACGTTCGTCATGTGGATCGTATCAACGATTAATTCATTTATACGTTCATAATACCCTAGAACCGAAACATTGTCAAGTGTTTTCTCAACTTCTTTATTATCGACGAGGTAAGTCCTCTCAAACACTCCAGATCTCGCGTATTCCTGTAGTACATTAAAGACCACGCGTTCGTGCATGAGAGCCTGCTTGCTGAGCAAAGAGCGATCCGGTCTGATGTACAGCACCGTGACATCGCACTTCTTCAGCTTTTCTAAAACGCGTAACGTTGCTGCTGACACCTTGCCGGCGCCACAGACAACAAACAGCACATCATCGCCCTTTCGCAGATCCTTGAAAAACGATCGAAAGTTTAATGTCTTGCTGTCATATTCCTCGATTGCTACGACTTCCGGCAAAGCAAAGTTTCCTTTCTTCTTGGGAAGACCCACATCGAGCTTATAAACGTTGTATTGCGGGTATTTAGCGAAGCCATCTGCGATATTGCAGCCCGCGGCTCCTAAACCAATGATATTCACTCATCACCTCAGTTATATAAAAAGTTTTTCCAGTTCTTAACGATGGACTCGTTAGTAACCTCTTGGGATGATTCTTTCTCTTTTTGAGCCAGAGCTTGAAATCTCTTCTCCGCTTCTTCATCCCAATCGCCGTCTGCTCGACCAGCCTTGCGACTGCCGCCAACTATCTTATCGAATACCGCTTGGATCGCGGCATCTAGGATATCTTCATCATCCCACTCATCGACTGTCCACTTCATAGACTTGACTTGAGCATCGCTGCTGTTTACGTTAGCCTCAAAAGTCAGAATAAGCTGAATGTTGGTTTCGTCTTTCGTGCGAAGCTCTTCGGTATGCACTCTGAAGGGTGGATATTGACGGTCATCGCCTGATACCTGTGTGCCTGCCCATGCTTTCTCCACCAGCACCTTGCGCACGGGAACAGTAAAGTCTCTGCTCTCCAAGATCGTGCGGGCGTCTTGGATGCTCATGCCGTCTGGCTCAGTGATATATGTGGTGTGTGAGGCATCGATACTTTCGATCTCCTCATGATCATAACCCTCTTCTGCCGTCAAATCCCACTCGTATGACTCGTATTCTCCGTTGACAATTTCCATGCCCCACTCGTTCAGAGTGCCGCCTTCCATAAAGCCATCGCGCTTAGCCATGCGAGTGATCTCGCCATAGAGGGTATCATATAGATCGTCAACCCCGTTGACCTCAACACAGAAGTCTTCGAAGTTCTCAGAATTATAGGCGAAACCTTGACTGCCGAAACCCGGCAAGCCTTCGGGATTAATATTTATTCGGAGAATAATGCTCTCGTCGGTGGAATAAATACGAGTTGCGTAAGAATCACCGTCAGCCCAGCCCCAGCCGTAGTCGTTCAACTCATCCGCCCAATGTTCAGCAGTCCGACTGTCGGTGGGAAGCGAATTCCACGCGTCTTTATCCCACTTGAGGTCTATGTGGGCTAAAAGAGAGACATAGATGGAGCCGCCGCCATCATCTTCAACTACTCCTTCGACGTGCGCTGCTTGATACCTGTAGTTCCATGTGTCCATGTGTTGCTCGACAGCCTCTGTCTCGCGGGTGACCACCCCAGTGAGAAGAACACTATCATCGATGCTATCTTCTGTCGCGGTGTTTTGCCCTACTCGTTCAATCTCGCGACCGGTCAGATCACGGAGCAGACCTTTAAT